CCGTATCTCGACAGCGCCGAGGTCTGACCTTCGAGCACCTTGCCGAGCATTGTCGATATTGTAACGGCGCTCTCGGCGGTGGCGTTCAGTCCGTACTGCTGTGCGAGCATATCGTTCAGCACGCGGTTCATGGTTTTCAGCGAATCGGGGTTCTCAATGTAGGTGGAAAGCTCCTGCAAGCCCGAAAGCTGTATCTCGTCGCCGATGACCCCGACCTTTTGCAGCTCGGAGGCGTATTCCTTCACCGACTCGACCTGCTTGTCTGTGGCGTCAAGGTGCTCCTTCAGAATGGTCGTGAGCTTCGTTTCGGCTTCGAGCTGGACGTCGTAGAGCGACTTGCACTCCTTCGCGAAAGCCGATACCGCCGCGACCGAGAAGGCGGCGGTGATGGCGGAGCCTATCTTTGAAAAAGCGCCCTTGAGCTTGTCCGCAAGCCCGCTCAGCGACTTTAACCCTCCCGAAAATCCGCTCGTATTTATCTTCGTATCGAAATTCAGATACCCGTCAGCCATGCCGTCACCGCCTTAAATGATAGTTTTGAGGAAGTCCTCCGTTTCCTCCTCCGCCGCCTTTTCCTCCGCTGTCTGTAGGACGATGAGCGCCTTATTGCGCCGAAGGAACTCCCGCTCGTGCTTATCGAGGGGCTTGCCGTCAGCAATTTTGGAGCGTATCGACAGCACCGCCGAAAGCAGACCCTCCCCCGCTTCGCCGAAATATCCGAGGAACGTCCACCAGTGCATATATTCAAGCGCCCTTACCTCGCACCCCGCCGCCTTGTTGACCGCGGGGAAGATGATACCCTCGTCCTGCTCCCAGTCGATTATCCGTGACGAATGCTCGCGGCTCTTGGGGATATTCCCGCCGTCTAAGAACCACGCAGCTCTTTCGAGAGCTTCTTCGATGTTGGTTATCTCTTCGGGATCCTCGTACAGGCACTTTATGCAGACCTGCGCTTTAAGCCCGTTTGTCAGGGCTTCGTCGTTCATCGCCTGCAATATGGTTAGCGCCACGCGGTAGTCGGAGCGGACAGCGAGCTGCCGTCCGTCGACTGTCAGCGTTTTCGGGAGCGAGCCTATCATTTGCCGCCCCCGATGACCTCGGAGGTGTAGCGTTCCGCACGCGCTGCCGCGAAGCTCTCGACCTCCCGCATTATCTCGGGTGTGAGCGCTTCGAGGAAGGCTTCAAAAAGAAATTTCCCGCCCGACACCACCGAAAGGCAGTTTGCCCTGCCGAAGGCGTGCTCGGAGGTGCCCTCGCCGAAGATGTGATCTATCAGCGACCGAAGCTCCCTGTCTCCGAGAGAGAGCATTTCGGAAAGCGGTTTATCGCCGCTCTCCCTGAACTGCGCCGCTATCCCGTCAAGGCGCTCTCTTGCGCTCTCGTAGCGGCTCATCATATTCGCGTCGGCGACGTTGATCTTCAAAAGGTTGCACTCGTCGCCGTTTACCGCAAAGGTGCGTATGCCGCTGTCAAAATCAAGCGATCTCATAAATTCGCCTCCTCGTCAGGTGTGCTCCGTGGGGACCTTGTTGGTGATGTCCCACTTGCCCTGCGTGCGGTTGCCGTCAAAGGTTATGGTGTAGGGTATGCGGAAGCCGCCCTGTGCGCCGCCGTAGGAAGTAGGCTTCACAAGCACGTCCTCCGTCCAACCGTCGTAGCCGTCATAGCCCGAGGCGGAAGCATCGGAATCCACAAGAACTTCGAGCACCTTTGTGCGGCAGTCGTCACCCGTCTTGCGGTTCATGGCGATGTCCTTCATTTTGGTGTAGAAGGTGCCGTCGTCGGGGTCGGCGTAGTAGGTGTCCACGTCGGTCGAGGGCTCGTAGCCGTTGTCCACCGCCGAGGTCTCGTCGAGTATGTTCTTTGTGATCTCGGTGTTGGGGTTGAGCTCGATGCTTAGGTCTTCGACGTGCTTTCCGATAAGGAACCAGCTTGGCGAATTCCCGCCGAAGCTCGCGTCGATGTAGAGCAGATGTGCGCTTCTCTTTAACTTTGCCATAATATATCTCTCCTTCAAAATCAATTTCCAAGTGTGTAGACTGCTGTTATTTGCAGCTGATACTGCACGCCGCCGAACATGGAATCCTGCGGCAGTGCAAGCAGCATACCGTTTGCGGTGCGTATTCTTGCGATCTCTCCCGTGAGGATCTCGCCGTTCACGGTCATATCAACCGTTTCGCCCTCGTGAGCTTCGAGCCACAGTGCCAGCTCGACGAGAAATCCGCTGTTTGCGATGCGTTCAAAATCGTTAATACCGCTGAAGACCGCGTAAAATAGGAAGCTGTGCTGACGGGTCTGACCGCCGATAACGTCCTCGGACAAAAGCACGTCCCCCACCGAAGCGAGAGCAAAGCCCCCCGGGGAGCTGTCCGTGATGTCCTGATGAAGCTCCCCTATTTTCGGGAAGCCGCTCACTATCTCCCTCACTCTCTCGATGATGTTCATTTTGCCTTAGCCGCCTCCCGTTATACTGCGGATACCATTCAGAAGCTCCGCAGCGTGCTTTCTTTTCACGACCTCGAACCACATTCTCTGTGCATCGGGATTGCCGCCGTGAGTGTGATCGACAGCCGCATAGTAGTCATGCCGCGCAAAGGGGGCTGTGTACACTATCACGCCACCCTCGGGGTTTGCGACCGAATCCCTCAGTCTTCCCGAGTGATGAAAATAAGGCTTGCCGACGGGAACATAGGGCGTCATGAGCCGTATGCACTCGCTGTCGATGTAGGTCTGAGCCTTGCCGAAAAGCCTTTCGCGGCGTTTCATAGCGCCGCCGTCAAATGTGAATCTAAGTCTCATTGAACCACCCTATTTCGCCGTTATCGTGTAATTGTACGCCCCGCCGTTAAGCTCCGCCGTCACCGTTTCGACAACCGCAAAGCCTGTGACCGTCATGCGGAACTCTGCCATTTTCGCGCTCTGCTCCTGCGGAGTCTCCGCAGTAAGCTCGAAGGCTATGTCCCCCGCCGCTATCAGGTCGCCCGCTTTGGGAACATATCCCGTGCTGAACGAGGGTACGCGGACGCCCAGCCTGTCGGCGGTCAAAAGCATATCCCTGACCGCCGTCACGCCCCTCATATCCGACACCTCGCAGAAGCCGAGAGTATGCCGTGCAAGGCTCTCGCTCTCCCAAACCGTCACGGTCTGCGTTCCCGTCATTCGCACATGAACCCTCTTGTGCCATCGAAGCGGTATATTCGCCTCTATGCCCTCATCGGGGAAGCCCCGAGTGCAGAAGTCCCGTCCGAAGAAGCTCACACGCCTGTCGAGCCAGTCATGAGTATCTCCCTTGGGTATGCCGAGGGTGAACTCCCTGCCGCCGTCTGCGGGTTCTCCGATCAGGATATCATGCACCGTTTCGGGTGTTTCGCCGTCCCAAAGGATAATGTCAGCCCCCGTCAGTGCCATTCCCGTACACCTCCAACGCGCCGTAACGCTGATCTGTCAGCCCGAGGTCTTTAAGCTCGTTACGCAGAAAATACAGACTCTGACCCGCGTTTACATAAGTCCACGAAGCCGAATAGCCGAGACCCGACTGTGTTTCCTGCGAGACCGCCGCCGAAGCAGGCGCGGTCAGTGTGCTCAACGCTCTGACGACCGAGGACACCACAACGTTCCTGACTGCAAGCGCATAGTCCGTGCCGCTCACTTCATCGGCGATAAGCGCGTCTATGTCGGCACCTCTGCCCGCAGCCTCCAGCCTTAACTTTGCCGACGCCTGTTCAAGCAGTACAGCCGCCGTTTCCTGCTGCGCGGATGTAAGCGTTATACCCAGTACGGTGATGTCGCTTACCTCCGCGTAAACCGCGCCCATTATTCGGCTATGTCATCGGCGGTGACGGTGAGATATGCCACAGCCACGACCTTTGAGCTGCTAAGGTTTACGACCTCGATGATGTCGCCCGCACTTACTTCGATAGCCGTAGTGCCGGAGGTCAGAGAAGTCCCGCCGTAAGCAGAAGCGCTCTGATTATAAGTTGCACGCTCGGCGGGATTTACCTTGTAGGCGTAGGTCGTGCCGGTATTGCCCGCGGTAACGGTGACAACGGTCTTCCCCGAAGCGCCCGAACCCGTCGCCGCCGCAAGTGAAGCGGTCAGACTTCCGGGGCTGTATACCGCACGTATCGCCGCCGAGCGCAGCACCTTGTGATCGTAGATCATTCTGCCCTGAACAGCACTCGCGCCGATGAAATTACCCGAACCGTTAAGGTCCTGAATGTGTACGGGGACCTTCCATGCATTCACGCGGGTGGCGAATCTCGGGTGCCCGGCTATCATGGCAAGCCCCGCGGTGTCGTCGTTGAATTCCTTGACCTTAAAGCCCGCGATCTTTCCGACCGTGCCGTTCTCGACAGTCTGATCGCCGAGAGAGGTCGAGCGGATAAACTCGGGGCAGTTAAGGATAAGAGCCATAGCGTCGGGGGTTACAAGCAGATAGCGTCTGCCGTCGTTGGGTATCTTTGCCTTGCTCATGGCGGTGCGGATATCAACGATCGTCTGATAGATATTCGACGAGGAAAGCGCGCTCACGTTCATAACGGTCGAGCCTGCGAGCAGAGTCGAGGCGCCGTCGCTGTCTATCCTTGCCGCGAGGGAATAGCCCGCGCTGTCGAGCCTGTCAGCTACCAGCTTGTCGGGGACAGCCTGCGCGTCGTAGCCGTCTATCGTCTCGTTTACCGCCTTATCCTTGGTGATCGGGAAGTCGATGTAGGCGGTCGAGCCGTTTGTGGCGGAAATGCCGTTCGCCTTGTCGTAATCCGATACCTGCACCTCGGTATCGCGGACGGGTATCTTGACGAGCCCCGCGGCGGGGTCGCCCTCGTAGTCGTTGTTGAATACGTCTCCGTCCGAAAGTACAAGCTCCTTCCTGAGCTTAGCAAGTATCAGATCGGAATAGCGTGTCTGTAATTCGTGTGCCATAGTTTTTTTCCTCCTTTGATAATCAATGTTTCAGATCGGGATTTCTTTCGTAGAACGCTTTTTCAACGCCGTCAAGCGTGCCGCCCTCGGGGTCGAAATGTCTCGGCTGATGTGCCGCCTTTACGGTCAGCGAGGCGAACAGCTCCGCGTCCTTGTTGATCGCGTCCTCGTCCTCCCCCGCGATCTTGTCGGCGAGCTCCACGGGTATGCCTGCCTTTATCGCCGCGTTCAGCTTCATGCATTTAAGCTCCGCCGACTTCTGCGCGGCGGCGGCTTCCGCAAGTGCTTTGGTGTGTTCCTCGGGGGAGATGTATCCCTCGAACTTCTTCACCGCTTCGGCAACGGCGGAGCTCACGATCTCGTCGAGCGCCTCCTGCGTTGTTATGGGTTCAAACTCGTTCATGCTTTTTTCCTCCTTCTTGTCAAATCTCTTTGTAACTCCCGCATTTATCTGTGCGGGGACGGCAACGAAGCTCCATTCATAAGCGTCTGTTATGTCGCCGAGCCTGTGATAGCACAGCTTCCCGTCATACACAGCGCCCTTCTTATGCCCGCACATACCCGAGCCGACGTCGTGCCCGCAGACGGAGCAGGTGCGCTTCCCCGCCGAGCAGGAGATGCTGACCTCCTTCTTTATGCCCGCGTCTATCTCGGCTATGAGAGACTTGTTCTCCTCGGTGCGCACGGTGTACGCCCTGCCTCTTAAAAACCTGTAAGGCTCCCCGAAGGCTGTGACCTTTTCGGGGTCGGCGACAAGCTCGGTATCGTATATCCTCGCCGTCTGATTGCTGCCCTTCGGGTCATGATCGAATATGCCCGTCCTGCCGACAAAAAGCTCCGCCAGCTTTTCGAGCGCTTCGTCGGTAAAGGCTTCCCCGTCGCGGTCAACGTCGTTGTCGCAGAGCGTTACGGGGAAGGTGTAAAGCTCGCCCTCCGCGAAATTCCTCCGCGTAAGAGTGTTGATCTTGTCAAGTTCATTTTTGTCCATGTTATCTCACCTCTTAATATGTGATCTCCTGCGGCGGCAGTTCCTTTTTTCTCGCACACTGCCAGTGCGCCAGCGATACCGCTTCGAGCAGTCCCGCGTCGATCTTGTCGGAGCTTGAAGCATACCCGAAGCCGCCGCCCGTGCCTATCGCCCTGTGTTCACAGTTGGCGACCGCCTGCGTGAGCGCTGGCTGTCCGCTGTGGCAAACAAGCCCCGCGAAAAGCCTTTTTTCAAACAGCGCGTTAGCCTCGATAACTTCGGCTGTTTTCGGCAATATCGCCCTGCACTCGGTCTCCGCCGCTTTCATTTCCTCCTTCAGAATATCCTGATTGCCCGCGCCGTCTATCACAACGCTGACGGCGTGAGGGTTTTGCAGGTAAGAAATTATTCTGCTGTTCCCCTCTCGCATATTGAAGCAGTCTATCGCCTCGACGAACACCCTGCCGTCGGCGGTCTTTACTGCGGCGGCAAACGACACATTCGGCGTAGTCTTCGAGTATTTCACGCCGAAATATATCTCCGTTTCGCCCGTGAGCTCGGGCTTCTCCGAAAGCGCGAAGCTCTCCCATTCGCGGCGGCTGATAGCCGACTTCTGCGAGTAGGTCAGCCAAAGCCCGAGGCGCTGGATATTGTCGTCCGTCTGATCGTCACCCAGCTCGGAACGGATAGTCCTCTCGGTGAGTATCGTGCCGAGCGAGGGATTAGTTTCGTACCAAAGCTCGGGGTCGTGTGCGTCGGAAAGCGAAGGCACGCTCCATTCCGCCCAGCCCGCGTCCTCCTCCTTGCCCGTGAGCACATCTCTGCGGTATTTCAAAAATACGTCCCCCGACGAGACCACCGTCGGCGGCGTTCCGAGCATTATCGTCTGCGGGTTGCGGCTGTCGGTAACGGTGTATTTGAGTGCGCTTTCCTGATCGGCGGTATACTCCTGTGCTTCGTCGATTATGAGCAGATCGTAGCCTTCGCCCAAGCCGCCTTTCGTGGAACGGGTGCGGAAGTTTATGACCCCGCCGTCCTCGCCGTCCGCGAGCCACATTATGCACTCGTCGCCGTTGCGCTTGTAGGTCTTGAAATCCTCGCCCTCGGTGAAGCCCGCCGTCGCGAGCCTGTCAACGAGCTTTTCCCATATGCTGCGCGAGGTGTTGGTGCGGTGGGCGGTATAAAGAATGCGCTCGCCGTGGGTCAATCCCCAAAGCGAACGCATTATTACCAGCTCGGATTTACCGTTTCGGCGGGGCACGGCGTACCCGAATTTCATGTGCGTCCAAAGCCCGTCGGAGTTCACCGCCATGATGTCCTCGATGAGCCGCACCTGCCATTCGAGCGCCTTCCTGCCCGATCTGTTGTAAAGCTCCGCGCTCTCGCTGCCGAGGGAATCGGTGTAGGGAAGAATGCGGCTGACCGTCGGGGTCTGCCTGCCGATACGCTTATCCATTCAGACGGTTCTCCAGTCGAAGGTCAGCGGCAGTTCGCGGTTTGAGATGATGTCGTCAGCCTTTGAAAATTCGGGCAGGGTCATGAGCTTGTCGGACTTCTGTCTGTTGCATGTCATGTGTGCAAGCTGCAAATTGTTCAGATCGGACGGGTGCCCGCCGCGGCTCACGGGGATAATGTGGTCGATACAGGGCGAGAGCGGGTGCGGGAACTTGAATGCGAAATCTACCCTCTGCCCGCATATCCCGCAGACCTCCTGTGTGGCGTATATTTTTTTCTTGTTGGATTCAAACTGCGCCCGCTGGGTGCCGTTGTGGTCGGGGCGCAGGTTGGGTCTTGCTCTGGGCTGGGGCATATCGGTTCAGCTCCTTTCGGATTCAGATTCTGTGCTTCACGCGGTCGTCCACCTCGCGGCGCTTGGCGTTGTTGAACCGCGAGAGATCGCCCACGAGGTACCCCGTTATGCGGCGTATGCGCTGGAACTTGACCGCCGAAAGTATCGCGGTCAGCTCCACGTCGTCCCCCTGCACGTTGATGTCGAGGTAGGTCACTGTGTAACCGGGGTTGTCGTCCTCGATCTTCTTACGGTATGCGAGCATTTCTTTACTGCTCATTTCGATGTTGCTGTGAATGTCGGTCATGGGGTCAGCTCCTTTCGGGTATAAGAAAACCGCCCTCGAAGTGTCGGGAGCGGTTAGCGGTTCAATTCATTTAATTCTGACGGAACTATCTCTTTAACACCTTTAAGTGTTCGATATATGCGTTTCATAGTCGGATTCTCTTGTAGATATTCAAGACCTTTGAGAGTTATACGAATCCCTTCATCTTCAACGGTCATCTCTCCTGTCAAATCTTCATAAACACGAACGCCTTTGATATACCCAACATCAGCCATCATTTCAATGTATCTCGACCAACGTTCTTGCGAAACGCCTAACTTGGCGGCACTGATCTGCTCTATATCAAATTCCGGAAAGTCCATAGCTTTCTCAAGCGCTGATAAGATTTTATAGACTGCTTTGAAATTATCCATACATACCACATATCCTTGTTTTAATAATTCCCCTATTGTTCCTCCTGAATTTCAGGGTGTTCTTTGAGAAATTTCTCTTTCCATTCTTCAACCATCTTGTCAAGCTCCTCTGCTGTTTTGTTTCCGATGCTCGGGAGCGGTTAGTCGAATCATTTTAGTTGCTTTAGTTCTTCCTCAGTCAATTCGGAAAAAGTTTTTCCGCTTGATTTAAGATACTCGATGAGCTTTTGAGCATTGAACTCTAATGGAGGAACATAATCTGAATCTTTGATACCTATTGGGTAATTATCTACGTCAATATCTCTTTTTTGATCCGCATTCATAGCATTTTTACCTCCAATCAAAGTTATAAGATTCAAAGATCGTCTTCGCGGCTTTTCCCTCAATTATAAACCTATACGGGCGGTCATGCGTGGGAATCGGAACAGCTCCATTTTCGGTAACAAAATGCTCAAGCAATTCTTTGTTAGCGGCATCAGCATATACATATCCACCAAGACCACTTTGTAAAGACCGGTGAATTGCAACTGCAAATAAATGACCGCCGACGCCGTTGAATTTTTTTACCGGATTGCTTTCTGTCACTCGGTTGTGAGGAGCTGCGTTGCCCCAGTACATATAAACAGCTTGATTGCGCTGTTCAACGCGAAGTGCTATCAAACCCTCGATTTCTTTACTGCCTGCTACACTAAGCGCATAAACCTCAGAATCACGTGGAGGCTTGTTCCACGGAAAATCCCAGCCTTGACGGGGAGTGCATTCACGCAGTTCAGAAAAATTTCGGATTCTGCGCACTTCTGTTTGCACAAGTTCCCCTGTTTGATTATCCCGCAAGCAAGGAACAAGTTCATCTATGTTTATGCTAATTATACCACCATTCCCGCCGCCTGTCAACCTCTTCGGCAAATTCTCCGCCTGCAATTTCTCGGCTTCGGCGCGTGACAGCTTCCTCGGCGGGGCGTATTCCACCTTCGGCTTGTCCTCCGCCCACTTCCGCCCGCGCCTGCCGTTCTCGCCCGGCTGCCCGCGGAGCACCTGACCGTCGTAGACTATCGTGCAGTCGCAGTTGTCGTGCCGACCGAACAAGCCCTCGGGCTGCTCGCTCATGAGGTAACGCCCCGCAATGCCCGAGCACCAGGGGCAGCAATTGCCGCTCGTGCTGCGCGTGACATAGCATTTCAGCCCCGCACGGTCGCGGAACTTGGCGTTCTCCTTGATGAAATCATCGTGGAATGTGACCGTGATGTTCTCGGAAACGCTGCGGGCGCGGCGCTTGATCGTCTCGTCCTTGACAGTCGGGTCAGTGAGCGAGCGGGTGAATTTCGTCGTGCGCTCCTTCGGAAACTCCGCTTTCTGCGGTGCAAGGTGCAAGCCCTGTTTATCATCAAGAGCCGTCTGGACTTCCGCACAGCGGGCGTTTATGTCGTCGTAGCGGTCGCGGAGAAGCGCTTCGGCAAGCTCCTCTCTGCCCTCCGCAAGCTCGGTGACGACCGCCGAAAGCTGCCGCCCCGTGAGTCTGCCCGAGATCAGCGAATACTCCATCGTGTCGGAAAAATTTGCCCTGCCCGCCGCTATTTTTTTGAGTATGGCAGCCGCACGGCTGTCCGAGCGTATCGCCGCCGAAAGCCGCGCTCTTATCTCATCGGTTCTCACGGTGCGTCACTCTCCAGCCCCGTCAGGCGGCGGATATTGTTCTCACCCATGAAGTCGGGGTATGCCTGATTGACCTTGTAGATCGCGTCGCCTATCGCGCCCATAGCCGCCGCGTCGGGCTCGAATATCGGCTGCCACGCGGGCTTGGTCTTGGCAATTATGCGGCGCTCATAGGCTGTATCATCACGCACGCAAGCCGCAAGATACCCCGCGTTAAGAAAGCCCACGCCGAGATTGCGCTGCGCCTTTCTCGCCGTAAGACGGAGCATTTCGTGGCTTGCCCGTATCGCCTCAAAGCTCTGCGGATTGCCCGTCGTAAAGCCGAGGTCGTCGAGGGTAAGCCCCGTTTCGCCCGCGAACATGGAGGCGAGCATTTTCATGTGGTCGAGGTGCGGCGTCATGCTCTGCTGCTGGAACTGCCCGATAGTGGGCTTGTCCCCGTCCTCGTCCTTGGTTATCTTCAAAAAGCTCGAAAGGGTCGCCGCGTGGTTGTCGAATTTTGCCTTCTGCGAAAGCCCCACAACGTATTTCTGCGGTATCGAGTAGAATTCCGCGCCTACCTCCGTCCTTAGCAGCGTCCGCAGCGCGTTCTGCGTTATGTCCATGCAGAAGCGGCTTATTCGACTGTGTCCGAACGGGCGGCGTGCGTCGGGGCGGTAAATGACAGGTGCCAGCAGCGGATAGGGTGCGCGGTGCGTCAGCTCGTCAGTCGGTTCTTTGCCGCCGTTCTCGTAGTAAAGCGTCCTGCCGGGCAGATAATACGCTTCAAGCAGCGGCTGCCCTTCCTCGCCGCGCTTAAGCACGGCATAGCCCTCGGTCAGCAAGCCCGTTGTCGGGTCGATGATACCCGTGGCGTTCCCCCCGTCGATACACTCGACAGTGGGATAGCCGTCCGCGCCGCGGTCTATGCCGAGGAAGCAGCAGGACGAGATAAGCGCCGAAAGCACCGCGCTGTCAAAGAGAACGTCCGCGTTGTTCTGCGAATATATCTCGTTCATCAGTAGATCATCGCCGTCGAACCTGTCGAACACCATGCGGTCTGCGACCGAATCCACTGCCTTCGCGCACCAGCCGAGGGTGTAGGTCATTCCCGCGAATTCGGGCGGGATAAGCGCTGTTATCCTTCGCACCCTGTTTTTCATCTCGTAGTATCGGTAGCGCAGATCGACGCGCGTGCTTCTGCGTGCGAGCTTCCCCCGAAGATAGTCGATGCCGTATTCCATTTTTCGCTCCCCCAGTCCTTTCGGCGCAGAATTTTGAGCACTGACGGTGAAGTCCCGCCGCACACCGCTAAAGGGGTACCCTCCCCCCTGCTCGAACTTGCTTCATGCGGTCACCGGTCATACAAAAATGCCCGCCGCGAAAATACGGCAGGCACTTTGGTGAAGTATCTCCAGTTTAATTATACCACACCCGAATCCGACATTTCCGACACGCGGATATAAAATTTCAAGGCTCCGATTTGTGCAATATGTAATCGGTCAGCCTGCGGCGGGGAGTATGTTCGGCGCGGTATCCGAGTTTCAGCGCTATCTCCTG